GGAAGCGCTGCCAGATCCGGCCTTCAACCACCGTCGGTGTGCTGGTCATAAAAGCCTTGGAGCTTGAGAAGCTTTTGAGGCGCTGCTCGGCCAGGTCGAGGGCGTCGGCCTCCCGGGCAGTAGCCTCGGCGAACTTGTCGACCTCGTCGGCGATGAGCACCCGTACAGGGCGGCTGGCCAGGTTGGCCGGGCTGTTGGATCCTACGAAAGTCAGGGTCGACCTAGTGAAGTTCTGCTCGAGGTTGGTGATCTTGTCGGCCTCGGCCGGGTAGCACTCGAGCATGGCCGGGCTGTCCTCGAGCATGGGCAGCCAGCGGGACTTCGAAAATGACCTGGCCAAGGACTCGGTGGGCATCAGCCACAGGGCAGGGCTCGGCTCGTTTGCGATTAGCCAGGCCAGGCCGGCCATCAGGGTGGTGGTCTTCGAGGTCTGCGATCCCCAGCACAGGGTCACCTCGTAGACGGTCGGGTCTTTCCAACATTCCATGGGCTCCCTGGTGTAGGGCCGTACCGAGGTTGAGAAGGGCCCGGGGTGCTCGGTCTGCCGTTGGGTCAGCCGGAGCGATGCCTCGGCCCAGTCGACCACGGTCTGCATCGGTGTCGGCCGGTAGAGATTGCGTCGGTAGTCCAGGAGGCTGCGCTGGAGGTCGGTCAGGTTTTCCATGGGTCGGTGTTGTGCAATGTCTTGAGCGCCACCTCCTGGACCCACCGGGTCAGCTCGCGCTCGGCGTGCTCGGGGTCATGCGGTGCTATCCGGCCGGAGAGCTGCTTAGGCATGGCCTTGATCAGCGAGGCCACGGCGCCGTCGTGCTCCTGCATCACCCGGCGCACCCAGTCGCCGGAGACCAGGCGACGTTCCTTCTCGGCCTGGGTGATCACCTCGTCACGGGCCGACGTTAGGTTCTTGGCTGCCGCGGCATGGATGGCCACCAGCCGGCCGGCGTCGGCTCGACCACCGCGGAGGGCATCGACTGCCAGGTCATAGGCTGCACGCTCGATTTGCCGCTGCCTTTCGTAAGCGCCTTCTGGCGAGTCGGTGGCGGCTGTTGCGGTGTTGAGAGGGTTTTCGGCTTCAATAGGCCTGTAGGGGCCTTCCTGTTCGATTGCGGTGGGGTCCGGTGTTGTCTTCTGTTTAGGAATAGACTTAGCGCGTGACCTAACGTGTTGAGATCGCCAGATGTCGGCCGACTCGGGCGAGTCCATCGGCATCCCCTGGGATATAAGCTGTGCGACTCGCGGCTGGCTTATACCGATGCGGTCGCCGTATTCCTTTTGTGTCATGGTTGCAAGGCGTTCTTGATCTCCTCAGGCATCATCGAGTCGGGAAGGTTGGCTGCGAATTGGAGGGCTCGGAACACACCGTCGCGCCGGCTGTCGTAGTTGCTTGGCACCAGTGAACCGACAATCTGCTCTGGAGTGGTTCCGCTTTTCATCAGCCGGATAAACCAGGCGGTATTGGCCAGGCCGAACTGGTCGACGAGGAATTGTATTTGGTTAGGCATAAATTATTTGATGACAGCATTACTCGCAGAAATTGATAGGGGTCTCGCGTTCACCTGTTATTGGAGATATGTTAAAAGATTCCTTACGCTTTTGGTTGTACGTAAGTGACCGTTGTTGTGTTATAGTCTATCCTCTGCTGCTTTAAATACATCTCATGGCCTTTGGCTATTATGTAAGCAACAGAACCACGAGCAACACCGCAAGCCTTGGCCACATCGTCGAGCGACAGGTTGCGCTCACGGAGATCGTAAGCCTTGCGACAGATGTCTGCATCCTGCGCGGTGGCGGTGATCTCGTAGTCCTCCTGCTCATCGAGCACCACGATGGGTGTGCCGATGGCGCTTAGCTTGACGCTGCGAGGGTAGGACAACCAGCCACGCTGGATGCCTAGGGCTACCAGGTCTTTGGCTTCGTTGAGGAGTTTGACGCGGTCGAGGTCGTATGGTGTTTTCATTGGTTGAGAGATGGTGATGGGTCGGTGAAGCGGCAGTATTGGCCTTCGTAATGGAGTTTGACGTGGCCGCATTCGCCGTCTCTTTGCTTTGCGATAATGATGGCAGCTTCGCCGGAGGCCTCGGTCCTGTCACGGTTTAGAAGGGCCACCAGGTCACTGTCGCGCTCGAGCTGCCCGCTGTCGGCTAGGTCACTCAGCTTGGGTTGACGACCCTTCTCCTTTTCGGCTTCCCGGTTGAGTTGAGCCAGGGCGAGCATGGCTACACCTGTCTGGACGGCAATGTCCTTTAGTTTGCCGCTGACCTCGGCCACCTCATAGGTGCGCTTCTCTGATCGGTCGGCTGCCTTGATCTTCTGGATGTAGTCGACGATGACCAGGCGCACCTTGTGTTTGCGGACAGCCCGTCGGACATGGGCGGTAATGCTAGCGATGCTGTGGCTACTGGGTCCATCGAGGAACCACAGGGGGCTGCTTGCGATCTTGGCCGAGGCAGCGGACATGGCTCTCATATCACCGTCGGTAAGGTCGCCACTCTTTAGGTTCTGCATCGGGATGCTTCCAATAGTCGAGACCATCCGTCGGAAGATGGCTTCCCGGGACATCTCCAGACTTACAAACAGGGTTGGCACCTTGTCCTGGATGGCTGCCTGGTGAGCGATGGCGATGGCGATGGCAGTCTTGCCGATGCTTGGCCGGGCTGCGATGAGGGCCATCTCTCGGAGCTGAAGGCCGTCGGTCTTGTGATCGAACCAATGGAAGCCTGTGGCGATACCGGACAGCGTGCCCTTGCGATTGAACCTGTCCTGCATTGCGTCGATGAAAGACCCGGCCACCTGCTTCGAGGTTTGCAGTGTCTCCTGGGTGACGTCGATGGTGAGCCCTGCTTCGGCATTAGCGACGATTTGATCCGGCTTGAGTGTCAGGACAGCGGACTCACGGATTAATCGGTCCCCGGCGTCTCTTAACTGGCGACGATGGGCGGCCTCTGTGATGCCCTGGACGTAATACGGCAGGTTGGCCGGCGATGGGCAGACCTCCATGGCTTGGTTCCAGACATCAAAAGGCATGGGCAGTTGGCCATAGGCTTTCTTCCATTCCTTACCGAGCTCTGGGAGGGATGTTTGCCGGTTCTCCTGCACCATGCCGCGGATGACATCGAAGGTCAGTCGGAGGCTGTCATTCAGCAGCCAGTCGCTTCTGACGTCGGACAAGGCATCGGCGCAGGTGTCGATAGATCCGTTGAGGCAGGCGCCAATCATGCCTAGCTCGTCCTGCTCGGGATAAAAGACGTCGTTGGTCATAAGGATTTCCTCCAGTCGACCTCGGATTTTTCCGCGCCTTTACATCCAACCAGACCCGATGCTTCACCTAGGCGAGATAACCAGCCCTTCATGGCAGCAGGCCAGGACTTCATCGAGTTCTTACCAACCTTCCAACCGTTGGACTCGTAATAGTTCAGGAACTTGTCGACCTCCGGTAAAGGCAGGCCGATCTTGATGGCTTCGGCGGTGAGTTCTTCGACCGTAGGCTTCTGGAAACGAACACGGGGCGGCTTGTCCGCCTGTATCTTAGTTATAGGAGATGGAGATGGAGACGGAAAGCATACTTCTGGCACCGATCTGGCATATGCTTCGGCATCCTCTTGGTTATGCGTTGGCATTGCCTTGGCATTCTTGTTCCACCGTAAATTGGCAATACCCCTCTGTTTTTGGCTTCTTTCCTTCTGTTTGGAGCGTTCGACCTCTAAGCGCTGGTTCCGGTAGTGGCCGTCATCTCCAAGCTGGAACTTGCTTTGGCATATGCCTTGGCAATGCGTTGGCATACCGAGGCATATTCTCTGGATGTCGAGTTCGGTGACGGAGCCTTTGGACCATTGTAGGCACAGCAGGCTGATGTAGGCACCACGCTCCTCGTTGGTCATGGTCATGGTGCCTGCCAGGAAGTCATCGGCGTAGAACTGGAAGGCTGGCGCTCTTCCTTTTGGTTTGGTGTCTTTCATGTATCAAACGGAAAACCCCACTCAATCCGCGGTGAGAACTCCCGTACAAGCAACGGGACGTGACACGGAAAGAGTGGGGAAAAGTGGGTTGAACATGGCTTGTTGTTGTAGTGTCGGCGTTGGCTTCTCACGGCTCACGCTGACTGGTCTTCATTAGCTGACAGGATGGTCGATGTCCAGCTCACTCATTAAGATCCTGAAGGCTCGTTCTGCTGTTGCTGGGACAACACCGTTACCGAGCAGTCGGAGTTCATCCGTTCTATTGTCACAGGTGACGCACAGCTCGGCATAGTCCATCCCACTGGCAGGCCCATCAGGGTCTCCACCCAACGGGGGTTGAGCTTGCCGCATCCCATTGCCCTGGCCTCCGAATCCGGCAACATCGACGCTAACTTCTCCCGGTTGCCTGATCCGCCCGCTAGACCCGTCGGACCTCCTGTCACTCCCGCTGATGCCGGTGTTGGCCATGACTGCTTCACGCATGCCTTCATCTGGCTGTGCAGCGTATCCGGGATCCCATTGTGCGCTCCCGAGTCCATCTCGGCCCTCGGTGTCGCCCAGTTCTTCACCTGCTGGTCCAGCTTGTTGATCATGCTCCCGTCCTTCTGCCGGTGCGCTCCGGTCGACACGGTGGTTGTCTGCCATTGCTTCTCCACTACATAGACCTGAGTTGTTAGTTGTGTCGCACGTTCCAACGGTCTGCCGCTCGTTGTCGCCGTCATCCCGCAAGCACCGCTCTTGGGAGTCATCCAAAGCCTCCCTTCCTGTGATAACTCTGGGCGGCTCCCATCCGTACTGCTGCTCGCCGGGGCGGCTAGGCCATGCACTGCAATGCTCAGATTGGGATCCTTGCAATTTCCCTGCGTCGATCCTCCCTGCAACGAGTCCGCCGCATTTGGTGTCGGCCATCCCTTGATCACTACCGTCGTCAGACTCTCCTGACTGCCCTTCATGCCTCGGGAACGGTCCTGAAAGCCCTGGCGCACCTCCGAGGCCACTGGCGACGGCCATTGAGCCATTGCATTGGGAAGCGTGTCTGCTGGGTGTCCCTTCCGTTCCTGCCTCCCGGAACCACTCTCTCCCTTGTAATCCCTTGTCGCAGCGGTAGGCCAGGATAAACACCCGCTTGCGTTGGTGAGGCGCTCCGCATTCAGACGCGCTGAATATGCCCCACGTTGTTCGATAACCCATTCCTGCCAGGTCTTCGATGACGTCGGACAGCCCCAGGCTGATATGTCCTTCGACGTTCTCAAAGAAGCAGCACCAAGGTCTGAGAAGTCGAATGCCGTCTGCGATGTAGGGCCACAGGTGCCTCGGGTCGTCCTTGCCTCGGCGTTGCCCTGCTGCACTGAAGGGCTGGCATGGGTAGCCCCCAGTGAGGATGTCCACTCGGTCGCGAAACGCTGCCCAAGGGAAGGTCTTAAGATCCGGCCAGATAGGTGCCGGGTCCATGAGTCCC